GTCTTATTATAAGCGTCTCTCTAATCCATTCCATTGCTTCCGGCGTCCTTTATCAAGAACAGATAGATGCTGAAATCCTTTTGGTAGATACCGTCCCCTCAAAACCGGGAATGTCTCTTACTGATGATGGCACTGAGAATATTTGGCATTATGTCTCATATTTTCGGGATCCTGAAAGCAATGATGTCAGGCGTTGGGACTTCTCCGTTAACTATGATTTACTCATGTTCGAAGCAGACCTAACAATTGAGTCCAGGCCATGCGCCGATCCGCGCTATGCCAACATGATTCGGAACGAGACTTTAGCTCTCGCTTCGACTCCTCTCGTCACTTCCGACGGCCAGGTCCTTGCCCAGCATAGACCTGGCATTGTCAAATCCGGCGGTCGTAAGACTGCTCAAGGCAATTCCAAGATGCGTTTCACGCTCGCGGCCACTGCAGATCTCTCTTTTAATCCAGAAGTTAAAGAAGTTCATGCAATGACCATGGGTGATGACTGCGTCGAAGATGGTCCCTCCGGCTTTGATGATGCCCGATCCGCCCTCTACCAGTCCTGGGGTTTTACCCTAACTGGCAGTAAGCGTGGTTATCCGTTTGATTTCTGTTCACATCTCTTTATCTCACCTAGAGTAGCTGTTCCTACCACTTGGCCCAGGATGCTTTACCGCCTTCTGTCCAAAGGGTTTGATCCGCTTGAGTATGACGGTTTTCTTACTGAGATTAGACATCTCAACCGACCTCATTCTACTGTTTCTAAGGATGACGTTGTTCGCTTTTTACAATGGGTGGGCTGGAGCGTACAGCCCGAAACAACACCCAGTAAATATTGATATTTACTCAAATTTAATCGAATAAATATGCCCAAAGGTGAAACTAAACACGCCGTTGCGCAAAACACTTTTAAGAAATTGGATCAAATTGCCAAGAACGAGAGCAAACAAATTGCTCTCGCCAAGGCGGAAATGACAATTTCGAATAAGGCTTCTCAGAAGCCGAAGGCGCAGGCCGCTAGAACAAAGCGGGCTGCGCCTCCGCAGCATGCGGCCAAGGCCAATTGCTGTCGGGAACTTTCCAGCTATGCTCGCTGTGTCTCTGACCCCTTCGGGTGTCGGGCCACAAAAGGCATGGCTGGAGTTGGGAATGTTGTTCCCAGCAACTCTTCTCTGTGCGTCACTACGACTCACGAGGATGTAATTTTATGTGCGG